TGAGGTTTTTCAAGCTGCTCAGACCGAGCAAGCTGAACCGGTTCAGACCGAACCAATGTCAAAGTTTGACCAATGGGCCAACTTTACCGAGAATCTGCTCGATTCTCGAGAAGCCATCAACTATAGTGATTACTATGATGATGATGACTACTTCTATTCTGGCGACTTGTCAGAAGCAACATACTCTTTAGGGTATGAAGTACTCGATGTTCAAGATGAATTCTTGGACAAAGTTATGAAGAACTTTCCAGTCTGGAAAGTCTTTAGCGATCTTTTCAAAATTAAGAAAAGAGAAGTAGATATGTCAGAAATCCAAAAACAAGGATTCTGGCCATCTACTAGTCCGTCAATGATTCGAACCGAATCAGGCGAGTTTATGGGAGATCCCATATCTTTTATCCATTTAACATTAGTATGGATGAGCTTGGTCAATCAAACCTCTGCTGAATTAGCGGGTTATCAACCAAGTAAAGACGTATACCGACAAGTATACGCAAGACGACCATTCGGACAGGAGGTCGGAGATGATATCGTATTATTACGTATCAAAAAGGAATTCGCTGAAATCCTTAGAACACGAGCAGACAAGCTCGGGTTAGAGCGATCAAAAATTGATTCAGTTTCGATCGATACTGGCACTTTTTGTGAGCAATACTTTTGGAGAATCCCCAAAGGTTCAAGTGATAAAACCGATAACGTATCTGTCTTCGGAGATATCTACTTTTTGGATACCATCAAAGGTTCCATCCTTTCCGGTCAGGCTAAGGTTAAGCAAGATGGAAGTATTCCATTCATCGGCCAATCAAAGGCTCTTGCTAAGCAGATTGCTTACAACACTCTTGATTTAGAGTGGAAAAACAGAAGAGCAAAATTATTGCTCTGGTGTAACAATTACCGACAAGCAGTTGGTATTACTAAGGCGCTGCCTCAGTGGCCCAGGATTATGGGTGGGCTCGGCATTTCAGTAGGGAAGGATCCCGACTTAGATGATGAGCGAATGAAGAAAGGTTATTTACCTTATCTTTACCGACTTGCGGATGGCAATGTCAGTCAAGGCCAATGTCTTAAAACTCTGATTGAGTTACAAAGTATTTGGCGTTCATCAGACAAAGGTTTTGTCTGGGATTACATCAGTATTGATGTGATGAAGGTAGTTGAAGGAATGACTTTCCTTACTACAGAAGAAGCGTTTAAGCTTTTACCTGATACAGCAGAGAACCTGCCAATCGGGCAAAAATTAAGCTTATTGAACCGGGCTGGTTTAATAAGTCTAATGCAACTAGGAGAGGAGTTATATCGTCGATATACCTTCTTAGAATGGTGGAAAGGAGAGAAACCTCCTGACCAATATGTGTCTCTTGATTGCAAAGCAGCAATCAATCGGCACAAAGAAGTTTGGAAGCAAATTCGGTCTGAATTGCAACCAATGGGACGGCCTTATTTCATAAGAACCGTTAAGGATCTCGAGAATATGCTTGGAATGCATACTTTCGGAAGATTCTTTTACCGCGACGACCCCTCGATCAGAGAGGCCTTCAGTGGTACACCTTCCTTGTTCTTTCAGATCAAGGATTAAAATAATTATTGACTATAATTATTGCAAACGAATTGTTTGAACTAGCGAACAGCTAGTAGCTCATTCTTGACAAAGAATATATGAAGCAATCTAATGTGTCATCAGATTGGTGGAACACCATGAGAGCTTATAGGGTGTCTTCCAGTCCGGAAGTCCTTCTATAAGATCACGATGTCGCATCGGAACCTTCATATAAGAGCTTTTCTTGTAATCAAACCGATTATGAGCGAAAGAGTATTCAAC